CCTGCAACTCAACAAGCTGTTGAGACTCGTCATGCTGAGATTATGGAAGCAATCTTTGGTCAAGGCGACTTCTTTGATATTGAGGACAATATTCAAGACGTTAATGGCAACCCCATTGATGTTGAGATGATTAAGAATCAATTGATGGAAGACTTCAAGAAAGACAAGATCCGCAAAGCCATTGACCAGATCGAATTAATGGCAGAGATTTACGGCACTGGCATCGGTGAAATTGTTGTCAAAACTGAAAAGGAATATATCCCTGCAACTCAGCCTATTCCTAACCAGCAAGGTCAAGCAGCTATTGGCGTGATTGAAAGAGACAGAATTGCTGTCAAGATCATGCCTATCAACCCTAAGAATTTCTTGTTTGATCCCAATGGAACATCAGTTGATGACTGCATGGGTGTTGCTGTAGAGAAGTTCATCTCTATCCACAAGATTGTGGCTGGTATTGAGTCTGGTGTATACCGCAAGGTAGACATTGGCATTGTTGCATCTGACGAGGATTTAGAGGCAACTCAAGAAATTCAAATGTTCCAAGACCAAAAGGTTAAGTTGTTAACTTACTATGGTCTTGTGCCTAGAGAGTATTTGCAGAATTTGGCTGAGAACAAGGACATTGTTGAGTTGTTCCCTGAGAGTTCAGATGCTGAAGATTATCAGGATTTGATTGAGGCAATCGTTGTGATTGCCAATGATGGATTATTGTTAAAGGCTGAAGAAAGTCCTTACATGATGAAAGACAGACCAATCCTGAGTTATCAGGATGACACTGTTCCTAATCGTTTATTGGGTCGTGGCACAGTTGAGAAAGCCTACAATATGCAAAAGGCTATGGATGCTCAAATCCGCAGCCACTTAGATTCATTGGCATTGACTACAAGCCCAATGATTGCAATGGATGCAACTAGGTTACCAAGGGGTGCAAAGTTTGAGGTAAAGCCCGGCAAAGCCATTCTTACCAATGGCGCACCTAGCGAGATTTTGTATCCATTTAAGTTTGGTCAGACAGATCAAAACAACCTTGCCACTGCACAGACGTTTGAGAGAATGTTGTTGCAAGCCACTGGTACTCTTGATTCTCAGGGCATGGTTACTCAAGCATCTAGAGATGGTTCGGGTATGTCTATGGCGGTGGCATCCATCATCAAGAAGTACAAGCGTACTCTGGTGAATTTCCAAGAAGATTTTCTTGTGCCATTTATCAAGAAAGCCGCATTCAGGTATATGCAGTTTGATCCAAACCGCTATCCCTCTGTGGACATGAACTTCATTCCTACTGCAACTTTGGGAATTATTGCTCGTGAGTACGAGCAACAGCAGTTCATTGGTTTGTTGCAGACTTTGGGGGCTGATACGCCAGTATTGCCGATTATTTTGAAAGGCATTGTGGCTAACTCCAGTTTGAGCAACAGATTTGAAATGATTGCCAAGTTGGATGAAATGATGAAACCTAATCCAGACCAACAGCAGATGCAACAAGCACAGCAACAGTTGGCAATGCAAGCGGCACAGGCTCAGATTGCTGTCAATACCACTCAAGCAGAGCAAAATCGTGCAGAGGCAACCAAGTTGATGGTTGAAGCGCAGTTAATGCCACAAGAATTGCAAGCTAAAACGGCTAGTGCATTGACCAAAAACTTGCCGAATCAAGACGATTTAGCCTCAAAAGAGTTTGATAAGAGGGTTAAGATTGCTGAATTGATGCTTAAAGAATCTGACATTAAAAACAAGGCAAAAATTGTTGAGTTGCAGATGGCAGACAAGCAGAATCAGTCTCAAAAAGACAATGAATTTCTCAAAAAAGTCATTGGTGATTGATGAATCTTAAACAAGTCATCCTTTCAGACGCATCAGTTGAGGCGAAAGTCTCTGCTCTTGCCATTATTTTGAACAAAGAGTTACCTAAACTCACAGAACAAGTTGATACTGTTAAAAAACTCAAAGGTGAGCAAGGTGAACGTGGATTAAAAGGTGACAAAGGTGACAAGGGAGATGCTGGCAAAGATGGTATTGATGGTCGTAATGGTATTGATGGGTCTACTGGCAAAGATGGCAAAGATGGTGAAGATGGGGTTTCAGTTGTTGATGCCAAGATTGACTTTGATGGTTCACTAATTATCACTTTATCCACTGGTAAAGAACTAAATGTTGGTGAAGTTGTTGCGCCTGACTTGGCTGAAAAGATTAAGTTAGTTACCTCTGGCGGTGCTGGTACTGTATTGCCTAGCCAAACAGGAAACTCAGGTAAATATCTAAAGACTGATGGCTCTGCACTTTCATGGGCGACAGCTTCTGGTGGTAACAGTGGCGCAGGAAATGCTTACGGCTGGTTCATAAGCACATAAGGAAAATCATGCTAGTCCTAGATACAACATCAAAAACAATCACAGCGGTTTTATCTGCTGCGCCCACGGCCAACCAGCCTAACTATGTGGTGGCTTGGGCAGACAATAATGGCACAACTTTTACAGAGGGTGCTTCTGATGGAACTACAAATAGCACCACTACTGTAACAATGGTGGCTTCTCCTGCCGCATCTACCCGCAGAGTTATTAAATCTATTTATATTCAAAACACCGATACGGCGCAAGTAACAGTAACTGTTGGTTATTACAACGGAACAAACACAAGAGTTATTGCCAAGGTCATCCTTAATGTGGGCGACACATGGACAACAGACGCCACATTTGACCCTAATGGTCAGCTTAAATATGTGTTTGGTTCTGTCAATGCTGCAACGCAACTTATCAATCAAGTGCCAATAGCCAATGGTGGTACAGGGTCAGCTACTTTGGCTGGTGCGTCTATTGCCACCTACACTGGCTCTGAAACACTAACCAATAAAACTTTAACAGCGCCTGTTATCAGCACCATCAGCAATACTGGTACGCTGACATTACCTACATCAACTGACACATTGGTTGGCCGTGCTACTACAGATACGCTAACTAACAAAACGCTTACATCTCCAGTAATTGGCACTATTGTAAATACTGGCACGCTGACATTACCCACATCGACAGATACATTAGTGGGCAGGGCAACTACTGATACATTGACCAATAAGCGGATTGACCCAAGAGTATCTAGTGTTACAACCGCAACCGCAGTAGCTCCAGATATACGCTCTTTTGATGTTTATGCATTTAAACAATTAAGTTCAGACCTAAGCATTAATGCTCCGTCAACAACGTCACCTGCGCCAGTTGATGGAGATAAGTTAATATTTAGATTTTTGGATAACGGAACACCTAGAAATTTAACTTGGGATGCCACATATACGGTTATCGGTGTCACTTTACCAACAACAACAACGGCAAATAAAACAACGTATGTAGGTTGTATTTACAACGCCTATGGCGCTAGTGGTACTGGTCGTTGGGATGTTATTGCAGTAACTACACAAGCTTAATCATGGCAAATAAATATTGGTGTACTGGCGGCAATGGAAATTGGTCAAGCTCAACCAATTGGTCTACCACTTCTGGGGCTTTAAGAGCGGCAAATACAACTCAACCATCTGGAAGTGATGTGGCGCTTTTTGATGGAATATCGGGAACTGGTACTGTAACAATAGACTCAGGTATTGCCTCATTTGATACTTTAAATATTACAAGTTTTGCGGGTACTTTTGCATTTGGATCAACCCCTATTACACTTAACGCTACATCTGGCATTTGTTTTATAGGATCTCCGTCAAGTGGGTTTAGTGTTACAGGTACTCCACAAATAAATTTAACGGGTGCTCCTACTACTGGCACAAGAACATTAAATGTTGGAACATTTACACAAGCGCAAAGTTTTAATTTTAATATTTCTGCTGGCGATACTAGTTGTATTATTTCATTTGCAAGTAATTCATATGTTAGAAATATAACTTTTAGCGGATCATTTACTGGTCAGTTTCAAACTGGAACAGCAGCTACTTTAACATATATATATGGAGATTTAACATTTAAAACAGGAATGACTGTTAATAACCCCACTAATGGTCAGACAAAATTTTTTATTAGTAGTAGTGGAACACAAAAAATAACGTCAGCAGGATTACCTTTAGGGTTTCCAATCACAGTTGGTACTGGTTCAAGTACAAATACACTTCAATTACAAGATGATTTGACTATTGGAAGTTCGACTGCCAGAACAATAACACTGTTATCTGGCACACTTGATTTAAATGATAAAACACTAACTCATCTTGGTAATTTCTCTTCAAACAATTCTAATACAAGAAGTATTTCTGGATCTACTAGTTTAAGTGTTATTAAAAATACCAATACAGGAACTGGTACTTATTGGGATTGTGCTACAGCCACAGGATTTACAAAAATAGGAAACCCATCAGTTCAATTTACAGGCGTAAATACTTCTGCTTCTACATTAACTGTTTCGCATGGAACAACCGCAGGGGCAGAAGCCAATGCAATGTCGTTTTTCTTTGGTTCAGCACCAACAGTAGTTTTTGCAAATACAAATAAAATTGCGGATTTAGGTGTTTTACCCAGTTCTTCCATAACTCTTTCTGGTGGGGCAACAGGACGCACAATATACGGTGGATTTTTTGGAGGTGTTAGTACCACTTCATCTGCAAATCCATTTGGTGTATTAACATTTGCATCAACAAGCGCAACCGCAAGAAATATTTATTTATCTTCTGCATATAATATTATATTTGATGGTGTTGGTGGATCTTGGCAATTATCTGCGGCAGTAAGTACATCTGTAACATTTACATTAACAAACGGAACATTTTCAACCAATGGATTTAATTTAGATGTTGGAACTTTTAATTTTAATAATTCAAATACAAAAACTTTAACAATTAATTCTACTTTAACTATAAATGGTGGACAGTTTATAGGTTCTGCAACAGGCACAACTACAAATTTTTCTGGATTTACTTTAACTGGTGGTGGTACAGTTAATACTCCAAATATCACTATTCCAACTGTTACAACTACTAGTTCTTTCATTATTGGAAGTGCTTCATCAACTCAAACAATAACAAACCTTACAACTACAACAGCGTGCATTGTTTATCTTTATGGCACATCAACATTAAATGTAACCAATTTAAGTTTATATGGAGACAGCGGAGGAAACGGATCTTTAACTACATATCCAAGTGGAACAGCAACTTTAAGCAAAGCAAGTGGAACAGTAATTACTAGCTATCAAACAATATCAAACATTATTGCTACAGGAGGCGCAACTTGGA